CTCAACAGGTTCATAACCGCAGCAGAGCCACGACTACAAAACAGGTCAGCCAGAGCATAGAATTCGTCAGGTTCGCCACGCTCATTCAATCTGTCGTCTATCTCATAATCAAGGTCGTCACTGAATTCCTCTATTTTAGTCGTCTGCTTGTCCTTGAGTTCATCACTCTCGACAACGGTCTGAGCCGACGTATTGACGAGGTTGGCTACGGCAGATGCTATATATAATTGACCTATGGGAAGGGAGACATTGCACATATCAGGCTCGTTCCCCTTCCCCGTGATTGTTTTCATAACGTACGGTGTGTTCCAGATTATATCTTTGTCTGCATCCATCCTTTTGTGTAGAGATGATAGGGAGTCAAAGTTCTTGCGCACCTTCCCCAAGTCAACGTCTTTGAAAATGATATTTTTAGTTTTCTCAGTTATGTTTTTTAATAATTCAAACATTCTCTACCTCACCAGTAACGTTTCGTTTGGGGTGTGATTTGCTTGACTGTCTCTGGGGTGAAGTCGCTTAGTGCGTATCTCTCGGCATCCATAAGGTGAAACTTGCTCTTTCCCTCTATCTCGTCAGTAACCAAACTGTCGTTCTTGTCCTTCTTATAAGAGTAGGACAATTTCTCCCTCAGATAGTTCTTGAGGTCGCTGAATACGAATATCTTATTGAGTTTATGCAGTCCGTAGACCCTCTGGATACCGACATCAACAGGTCTGACATTTTCCTTTGGCTCTGCGATGGGCCAGCCTTCGGATGTAAAATCATTCCTCCAGCCCTGCTCCTGGTGTGAGCCGCCTATGCGTTTGATAACGTTCAGCCCATTGGTTTTCCGCTTAAACTCCTGAACATGTTCGTAGGTTGACTTACCTCCACCCGGTAGATACTCAGCGAAGGCATAGAAGTATCCAGTTGACGGGTCTTGGATGTAGAACATCGCTGCAGGGTTGTGTGTACCGAAGTCGTGCCCCACGTATACCATCCAGCCCTTATGGGCATCATCGTCTATTACAAAACGGGGGATAACGCAGGTCTGCTCATTGAAGCAGTCATAGACTAATCCCTCAAGTCCTACCCACCTTCCAAGCACATAACGCTGGTAATAAGTCCCCTCGTAGTCCTTGACTCTCTCCAGGTAATCCGCAGGGAGAGCTATGTTATCGGTAGTAGCTGAGTGGTATACCTCTCCCAGTTTATCCCTGTAAAACATCTGGTAGAGATAATGTGATTGAGGACCGGGGTTGGTAGCTGCGAATATCTGATGAGGCACACCTGGAAGCCTTAACCTGCCCTCTAACATCCTCCAGTCATCCTCTATGGTCTCTATCGCCTCGTCTATCCCTACGAAACCGATACCGCCAGCACCCAGTGAGCCTAGTTTGAGATAGTCATCCAGCCCGCCAAATAGTATCTGAGAGCCGTTGTGTAGCGTGATTAACCCCTCGCTCTTGTTGTAGTTTTTAATCAGCTCTTGAGGGCATACCAGGTCAAGGAAGGTCTTGAGGGTAGATAGTCCGATAGTGGCTCTTACTTTGCGACAAACATAGCCGAAGTTGTTGGGGTAGTCTAACGAAAGTTTAAGGGCTTTGGCACATAACGCTATTGACTTCCCAGCACCGAAAGCTCCACTGAATAGTATCCTTGGTGACGTGGACTCCAGGAAGCCTCGTTGTGATTCAGTAACTGGCTCAAATAATAATGTAACACTGTTATCTGTCATAATTTAGTGGGGCGCATTATGATTATTATGTATACTCAGGCACGCTTTCGCCTGATTGACCATAGTTAAACGTGATATTGGCTCTATTTGTGGACTAAGAGGCAGTAATTGACAGCATCTCTGCTACCTGTTCAAAGGTGGGACCGAAGACTCCGTATCTCACACTTTTGAGTAAGCGCCGGGCTTTCAGTTCTGCTGTAATCCGCTCCAGCTTTTCCCTTTTAATGGGGTCAACTAACGCTGTAATGATGGCGGGGTATTGTTTGATAGTATCGGGTATGACGTTTTCCTTATCAGGGTATGACGCAAGAGGGTAAAACGTCATACCCTCCGTCATACCCTTCGCCTTGTCCCTTCGTTTCTTGGCTGCCAGTCTATTAGCTTCTCTTTGTGCTTCTTTGTCTTTATACATTGTCTCCTTCCGTTAATAGTAAACCATTACTATCGTCAATTAACTGGCTAGATTTGGATTCTGTGGCTTCTAGATAACCCTTCCCAACCTTAAAGATAACTTTTCTATTGTCTATGTTGATAGTTGTATCTGAGTATAGGTTATCCATCTTATTTAAGAGGTCGATAGCTTTCATTGGGTTGTGCAGTTTAACTTTAGTGATAACTGAGTCTTTTTCATCTGTTCTACTCGTTAATTCGGCTATTGCACGAGTGTTTGGAGAGTCTTTGCCTATATTCAGCCAGCTCCCATCTGCACCGGTCTCCTGATAATCTATTAAATTACCTTGTGCTATTTCGCTTAGTATCTTTTTACGTTCAATTACAGTCATTATTGACTCATCATCAGCCTTGTCTCTTAACTCTTTAAGTCTTATTTGTATCTTATTTTTTTTCTCGAGGTTACAAGCGTTTACATCTATTATCTTAGGAGCGTAGTTAGTTGAGTACCCAGCCAAACCCCAAGCCTCCCTTTGGGTCTTTCCTTCAAACCTTAATCTTGCGTATTCATTTTCTTTTCTGGATAGTTTATATTCCATTTTAGTTTCCATTCCCGGCACTATCCTTATCTTAGTGGCATCCTCAGGTTGAGCGGGATTACTCTGTTATCTCTCTTATAGTGTAGATTGACATAATTAAAACCGATGGCGAACAGGACTAATAGGCTATTGTATTGCTTTGCCTAGTGCAGTATATTGATAGTAATCGTAAGACCTGACCAGAAGGCAGGCAGATTGGGAGAACGATATGGACATCAAGAAACGCTGGACGCCCGAAACTATAAAAGTCTACCCCGTAGACAAAGACAAGCTCAGCGCCGAGTTAAATGAGGAAATCCACCGGCAACACCCCGAAATACCTGTAACCAAAATTTTCTCGGTCAGGAGTCACCAGGCTATTATTAGAGAGCCTAAACTATGCCTCATAGATGACGAATTTTATGGCTTCGAGGTCAAGGACAATAAAATCGGCTTCGAAATTTACTGGGAAGAAAAGATAGATGACAACCGCCGAGAGGCTGGTTGTTTTCCTGCTTATGAAGTAAACCTCAAACTGGCAGACCTTGAAGATTACTTGTTACCGCCGGTTACCCTCGCCGAACATACGAAAGAACGCCGGAATTATAATGCCCGTATTCAGCGCAACGAATATGAATGGATTAAAGCTCTTAACAGGTAAAGCCGAAACCAGCCTTCGGGCTGGTCTGCCGGTAAAGCCGGTACTGATGAGGCTAGAAAGGAGGTATAAGATGGACTGTAAAAACTGTAAGTGGCAACACCCCGAAACCTGCCGTGTCTGCAAACAGGAAGAACGAGCAAGGCAGGTAAACGACTTAGCATTACAAGTCGGTGATGCTATGTTAGTTAAGTTAAATAGGAGATAATATAATGGTTACTAAAGGTAATATGAAATGCCCTGAATGTGGCTCAACCAACCTTAAACCTAGCGGTAAAATCAAGACCCGTAAAGAACACTTTAGAACAGGTGGCGGTAAACAGCAGTATCTTTGTAAAGACTGCGGTCATAGAACCTTAAATCCAATAGAGGAGGAATAAGATGGCGTTCGGGATTGTTCCAGATATTAAAAATGAAGACGTGGTTTGCCAAAAACCCTGCAAGCATACAGATTGCGCTGCTATGAGAGAGGATTTTATAGATAATGGGGATTGTGTAATTTGTGGCAAACCCTTAGTCTGTGGGCAAGCATATTGCTATTTGCCAGAACACGGCAAATATGCTAAAGCTCATTTTCTCTGCCTGCCCTAGTTTTTTAGGTAACGAAAGAGATTAGCCGTCATTCGTGGCGGCTTTTCTTTATACTTTTCCCCTACCACAATTCTTATCACGGCAGGTTGTTATTGAAGATGTCCTGCTTTTTATAAATTCATTCCCGCATCTTATACAATACGCAACCATATAACCCGGATGGTGGTTCTTTACTCCATCTTCATTAATTTCGTAATGCGGAGTTGTTATAAAATCTGGCAATATTAACCCTCCCATTTATTTCCACTCTATCCTTGCCCCTGGGTTATCGGGCAGGTGGGTATCAGTAGGCAGTAATCCCCCCATCTTTATCTTACCCGCACCATCGCAGAAGGTGCATTTTCCAGCTTCAAGGTTGTGCAATATAGTGCCGCCATACTGTCCAACCTTACCCTCGCGGGTATCATCCGCCTTTTGTATACCAGCACCACGACACCGAGGACAGGTTAAATACGTGGCATTTTCATTATGGCTCATAGATAACCTCCAACCCGTATTCTATTGCTATCCTTAATTCCTCACAAGCTCCGATTGAAGACTCCCACCCCTTGAGCATATAGATAGCATCACACCGCTTTAGGATTTCAATATCCCCTTCAAGAAAAGCGGTATCACTGGCGACGCCATCCATAAATGCTGTGTTAAGATGCGGGGTTATGACACAGTATCCGGTTTGCCATAGCATCTCAGCAGCTTCTCGGGCATGCTGGATATTCGCCTTAACGCCCTCTTTGTTTTTAGCTCGATACGCTCCCGATATAAAGACTACTTTCATAATTACCTATTGCCCACATATAAATACTTGCACCTGAATGGCTGTTTATGCTATAATTTGTTTATGCCTAAAAAGCATTATTTAGTTCTTCAAGCTAAAGCCAAGCGTATTCAAGAACTCGAAGCACTACTTAATGGGCAAGCACAATTAATATAGCAGCATCTTGTGGGGGCAGATAATTGCAAACCCCTGCTGCCAGAGTTTAATAGCCGCTTTTTCAGCACGTCTTATGTTTTCTTCTAACCCCCACTCGGTAGGGGAACGATACTTACCTGCTATATAGATTACTTTCAAGCCACTGCCTTCATATAATCAATGGCATCGTACATATCCTTAAACCCCACCATCTTGTCTCGGTCTGGATACATCACTACCGCAGGATTGCAGATATGAGAACCGAAAAAGCCGTTTTGCTGGGCGAAGTCGTCATAAACATCGTATGTCCCAGGTCTTATAGCAATACACTCTCTGCCATCGTATTGATACTGCTCAATAGCAGCTACGTGGTGGTGTTCTACCACTACAACCCTTGCCTTTGGGAAGTATAGTCTTTGGTATTGTTTACAAGTGTGAGTTAAATTGAAGGATGAATTGAACCTTCCCTTATGAAGCATCAGCCAGGGGTAGACTTGATTTCCGACCTTGTAATAAACCACCCCGTAGTGTTTCATATAGAGGAGCTTGATTTTACGGGCTATTTCGTTATTCCAGTCCTCGCCAGTGAGCAAGGCATCCCAGTAGTTATGATTGCCAGTTCTCAGTGTCTCTAGGCTATCTGCCTCATTCAGCATTTCCAGCGTTAGTACATATAAGCCCCTTTGAACTGAAATAGGAGCCTGATTATGTGATGAGCCTACTTTTGCTGCTTGAATAACATTATGATGTCCGTCACCACCAACATTTGCTTTTATTTCTTCCCTGCATATTGTCTCTATATCCCGCTTGAATGATATGTAATCAACCCCGAATGCCCCTAAATGCCAGTCGGCAGTTACCGTCCTGCACACC